ATCAGGGTATATCCTTATACCAGGTCCCCGTCATCAGGGTATAACCTTACATAATGTGTCTTATAACGCACAATATATTAGTCATTTGTTACTTATATGACACGTTATGTATAATATATTGTCTATATTTGTAATGACCCAAACGAGGGCATAAGTTTATTTAGCATAGCAACCCTGGTCTAAGCAGCCAGGGTTTTTTTGTTTAGATATTATTATATCTTTGTTTAGTGAAAATAGTGTTTGATCATATTAAAGGTTTTGGCAAGGTTAGCAACCTAGAGGTTATAATTAATTGTGCATTTGGCATCTTAGAAGATGAAACTCCTACTCAAGCTTTGAAGGAAGGTTGGATTCCATGGGAGGGTAAATGGTATAATGAAAGGAGTACCCGGTTAGATTTAGCAGTGTACAAACCAAGTAAGACTACAAGAAGACTTTGTAAAAAAGTTACTATACAAGCTGGTAACATAGAGGCTAGTCTAGAAGAGTATGCTAAGTTACACAAAGCGTATTGTGAATACCATGAGTTTAATAGAGATATAAGTCTAGAGTCATTCAAGGATTGTCAGGTTATAGAATACTGGACAGATAAGCTTGTAGGTATTAGTATATATAGACAGTTTGAGAATCAGTTTGTGGCTTATCAGTTTATATGGGATTATCAAGACCCAAAACTTTCTCTTGGTACAGTAGCTCAGTATTATGAATGTGAGGCAGCCAAGTTATTAAACTGTGAGTATGTCTACTTACTAGGTGGGTATGAGTTATGTTGCTTATATAAATCTAAGTATCCTGGCTTTGAGTTCTGGACCGGTACAGAATGGTCAAAAGATATTGAACTTTACACAGAGCTAGTAACAAGAGATGAGAAGATAATCATTACCTTATGATATATGAGCCGCATAATAGAATAGAGGTTGATACACCCAAAGGTCCAGGAATCATTTGGCTTGTTACAGAGTATGGGCATGAGACCGATACCATCTATACAGTAATTATAAATGAGACAGGGGAGTTCTGGCAGTATACACACAAAGATATCAGAGCAAAAAATAATTTGACGTATGGTAGGGTAATTAAATAATTTGTATATTAATACTATCTAAATATATAACCATGGCAAAGATAAAAGAAGGTACTACCAAGTTGGCTAAAGTGAAAGTGTCCCGACCTGGTATTCATGCTAAGTCCAAGACTAGCAAGTTGAAGAAAAGTAAGAACTACAAAAAAAGTTATAGGGCACAGGGTAGGTAATAAAATATTTTATATATTTGCTTACACATTGTTCATAATGTTTGTGTTTAAAAGTTAAAAACTAAGAAAGTCCAGAGTTGAAAGCCTGGACTTTTTTATTTAGAAAAATTTTTTATATTTGTGATGAACATTTAAAATCAACATTATGGACAACACAGTAACCCCAATCCCAGACGGGATTATCTCAGTGAATGAGACCAAGATGCCTACATTTGGAGAACAACTTATTGGTATTGAGTTTAGCTCAACCAAAGAAGAAGATGAAACTCCAGTGGAAAAAGTAAAAAGAATGATGGCAGAGATTACTAATATCTTGAAGGATAACTACAACCAAGAGATGAGATCTCCATCTAAAAGCTTTTTGTTTGATCATGCAGTAGGAGAAATAGTAAGTGCACAGATGGCTGTGGTAAAAGTTCTTACTCATAAGTGATGGTTCAACAATTCAGAAAAAAACCCGTAGTAATTGAGGCTATCCAATGGGATGGAAAGAATCAATTTGAAATTCTGAATTTTTGTAAGACCTGTTACTTCACTAGTCATGGTGTAGTAAAAGATCTGTACATTGATACCCTTGAAGGAGATCTGCTTGCTAATGTGGGTGACTACATTATCAAAGGGGTAGCCGGGGAGTTCTATGCGTGCAAACCAGATATCTTTGCACTTACATACGAGAATGTATGACAACCCAACAGTTAGACATATGGCAGAAGTTGACAGCTGAGTCAGAGACTAACTTGGAAGCAAGAATAAAATTTGATAATATAATAAAAAGTAAAATGAGTAAAGGATTTAAAAGTTTAAGAGGGAGAGCAATCTTGTTAGATGTTCCCAAGAGAAAAGAGTCATCAATCCAGTTGAGTGCAAAGGATGAAGAAGTAATCATGCAAGAAGCTGTGAAGATGTGGAACAAACTTACCGTGTTTGCAGTAGGTGATAAAGTAGAAGAGGTATCTGTTGGAGACCAAGTCTATGTACGCACAAGTGCACTTAACATGGAAGTTGTTGAACGTATTGACATTAACGGAGAAGTTAAGTTGGTACTTAATGAAGGTGATGTTGTTATAATCTGGTAAGTCATGGTTAATACGTCAGATGAAGAGTGGGCAAAACGTGGATATACTGTAACCACTAATGGTCCTTTTCAGCACTATAGCAAAACTCCTGAAATAACAGGAAAGCTTTGTGATAATTATAAAAGCAGAATTGTAGATCTATCTGAAGGACCTAGACCAACATACTATGGTGGTAAAGATAACAAGTATGAAGTATTTAAAGTACTGGAAGCTTGGGGATTAGATAAAGATTTCTATCTTGGTAATGTAGTTAAGTATGTTGCAAGAGCTGGAAAGAAAAATAAATCTACTGAAAAAGAGGATTTACAAAAAGCTTTAGTATATTTACAAAGACGAATTGATTCATTATGATATTTGTAAAGACAGTATTACTAGTATTGGCACTTATGTTTGTAGTGTTTTTATGGTTGAGTTCAATCAATTTGACCAGACCATATTATAATCATGGATACCATGTATGGGAAGAAGATAAAGATGCAAGACAACTTAGCAACATAGCAATCTTCCTCATGCTAGTAATTGTATTTTCAATTGGATATATAATAGGATAATACTCGACTTCTGCCCTGTCAAGAAAGTCCCCAGTTTACTGGGGATTTTTTTATGTCCTAAATTTTTAGTATATTAGTGTATGGCAGAGTTTAGTATTCAGGGAACATTATCCACAACAGGTACTGTGTTAGCAACAGGTAACTTGGCAGCAGGATCCGTATTAAGTAAAGTACTTGGTATGAGATTTAATAATCCTGCAGCTTATACTATTCAGTTGTATAAATATCAAGCTGAGACAGCTTCAACAGTATTAATATACAACTTGAGTTTGTCTGCCGGGGATACTGTTACTGATAACCTAGTATATGCCCTTAATAAGGGTGATCAAATAATAGCATATTCTAATATTGTTGGTACAACATATTATGCAACTGGAATCTTATAGCAATGCAGGTAGTTGATTCAAATGGCAATGTATTTGGTAATGGACTAGAGATTACTGGTTCAGATGGTAAACCTAAAGGTGGTGGATCTGGTGCTCAGGGACCTACAGGACCACAGGGTGTGCAAGGTATTACAGGCATACAAGGTTTAGTAGGTATTCAGGGTTTTACCGGTAGCCAGGGAACAACAGGAACTGGTATTCAAGGTACCACAGGTTCAATAGGTCCACAAGGAGTACAAGGTGTAACCGGTACAGGCACACAGGGTACTACAGGAATACAAGGAACTACTGGGTCACAGGGTATTCAGGGAATATCTGGTGGTGGAGGAAGTTCTTCACCTGATATTCAATTATTTACTTCTTCAGGAGTATGGACTAAACCTGCTGGAGCAGTAATGGTTGAAATATATTTAGTATCAGGTGGAGGTGGTGGTGGTTCGGGCAGAAGAGGTGCTACACTTACAGCTAGATATGGTGGTGGGGGAGGTTCATCTGGTGCACATAACTCAGTAAGACTTAATGCTTCAGCATTGGGTGCTACAGAAAATGTTTGGATTGGTACAGGAGGAACTGGGGGAGCTGCCGTAACTGTTGATAATACAAATGGTAATAATGGTGGTCAAGGAACTAATTCATATTTTGGAGGAACAGGATCTCTTGCAACTTCAAAAGTAAGTGTTGGTACAGGGCAAGGAGCTGCCGGAGGAACTGCTGCAGCAAACGGAACTGGATCCTATAGTACATCTTATAATTTCAATATAACATTAGGTGCCAACTCATATACCTCAGCCACAAATAATCCTGCTAGTTTAGCTCCTGCAACTTTTGATGGAGCAATGAGACCATTAATGCCCGGTGGTATAGGTGGAGGTATAAGTACAACTGATGTAGTTGCAGGTGGTCAATCTGTAAGAATTACAGGGGGAGCTAATGGTCAAACTCTTTATACATCTTCAGGAAACGGAACCTTATACACAACAACAAGTATTGGTCACTTATTTATGAGTACTGGTGGAGCTGGTGGAGCATCAGGAAATGCTGCAGCTACAACCCCTGGTGTTGCAGGTGGTAATGGAGGTAATGGTGCCGGAGGTGGTGGAGGAGGAGCTTCTGCTAATGGTGCAAACTCTGGAGCTGGAGGTAATGGAGGAAATGGACTTTGTATGGTTATAACATATTTTTAATGAATAAAAGATATGCCCTTATTGAAGATGGAGTTGTAGTTAATATAGTGGCTGCAATAGAAGATCCATCATATATGACTGATCTACTGTGTATTGAAGTTGACGATACTGTACAGCTAGGGTACCTGTATGATAATTCTACATTTACTCAACCTGCAGAATAATTATTTGCATCTTATGGATATTTTTTGTATATTATAATGTATACATTTAATATTTATAATCATGGACATTTTAAATTTTATTAGTTGGGTTAAAAAAGGGGTTAGATATATCACTACCGTCCCAACAGACACTCAGGTGTTAATTCCTCTTGC